CCGCGGCCAAAGACCTGGAACGTCGGCAAGGCTTGCAGGAACGCCTGGCGCGCCTCGCTGTACTCCTCAATGAACCCTTCGGCCCCCTCGGCGCAAGCGGCTTTGATGGCCGCCAGCGTCTTAGGCCCGATGGCACCGTCTTGCGTTACACGCGCAACTGCCTGGGCAAAGAGAATAGCGCGCCTTGGGCCGGAGTTCACGGCGCAATCGAACACGGCGTAGTCCACGCCCGCCGGGAGCTCGTCCGCACGCACCGCGTCCCAGTACCGGCGGCGGTAGATGTCGGCCAGCGTTTCGTCGCTGATCGCGCGGAGCTCGTCCTTCGTCACCTCGCGCCCCAGATGCGCCTCGAGCGTGCGCTTCGTCACGCCCTTCATGGTCGCGCCGCCAGGATCCGCCGGGTGGTCGGCCCAGCCGCCTTCGTGCTTCAGCACGGCGGCCAGCGCGGCGTCGAAATTGCCCTTCATCGGTTTACCTTCAGCACTTGGTTCAGCTGGTCGGTCTTCTCGCGCGAGCCCGCAGAGGAGCCGAAGTAGTAAGAGACGATCGCGCCCCAGGCCGTCCCCAGCGTGCCCAGCATGACCAGCAGCGCCTCGCCGCCCTGCACCGGCAGGCCGTAGGCGAGCATGTAACCAAGGACGCCGAAGAAGCCCACCGTGACCGCAGCCGCCAGAAGGCGCGGCGTCATGTCTTTGGTCTTCACCTCGCGCTCGCGTGCGCTGCTCCGATCGCCCGCGTCGATGCGGTGAAGGTCGATCTCGAGTTCCCGCATCCGCACGGCGAAATCCTGCTCCGCCGTCTTCAGCGCCAGCAGTTGCTCGGGTGTGGCGTTCTTCGCAGCCTCGACGAGCTCCTGCTCGGTGCCGTCAGGCTTGCCCAGCAGCGCCTCAGAAATGGCGCGTGTGGCCATGCCTGCAAGCGGCCCGCCGACAGCGGTGGCGATAGACGGCGCGACCGTCCTGACAAGCGCGAGAAGGCCCTCCATTATTCCCGCTCCTCCGAAGCCCGCGCCAAGCGCAGGCCACCAAGCAGGCCGACGAGAGCGCCGACGATCGTCGAGAAGGCAGGCCCAAGCACCTCGAAGATCTTGTCGTTGTTCACCTGCGGATCGAACAGGCCCGTCAGCAGCACGAACACCATGGCGAGCATGACGGCGGCGAGCGTGTAGATGGCCACCAGCAGGATGTGCCGCTGTACCGCCTGCATCACTTGTCGGCCTTCCGCTCAAGGCGCTCAAAGATCGCCCGCACCATGTCCTTCAGTTCCTGCACGTCTGCCCGATAGTCGTCCTTGCCAACGAACTTCGTGCGGAGCTCCTTTTCGATTTCCCGCATATCGGCTTGGAGAGCGCGAACGCTCTCCCAGATGACCTTCAGCAGCCAGCCTATCGCCGCACCGCAGACCCCGACAAGGATGTTGTAGAGGTCTTGCGCCACCTAGGCGGGCGCCCACGGCAGCGGCGGCGCGACGACCGGAGGATTGATCTGCGCGGCGATGTTGGCCGCCAGCGCGGCTTCGATCTGCGCGGCCTGCTCCGACCCGAGAGCGCCCTGCACCCAGCCGACCACCTGCTGCTGCGTTAGGTCGGCGTAGGGCGTGAACCCCGCCTTCGCGTCGTAGGTGAGGCCAACAGTGCCGTAGGCGGTAGCGGTGTAGTCGCCGTCCGCCGCATTGATGCGCCAGTGAACCGTGAACACGACATCCGGCTGGCCGTCGCGCTGCGGGTAGCAATCAAGCTGCTCGATCACCCAGGTGTAGGTAGGCATTAGCGGTTCTCCAGGTTGGCGATGCGGGCCTCTGCGGCTTCCAGTTTCGCGGTGAGTTCTTGAACGGCCTTGGTCAGCACCGGGATGAGCGTCTGATACGACACGCTCATGTACTCCGGTCCTTGATGCACGACGCCTTCTACGTAAGGTTGGTCGGCCAGCGCCTCTTGCAGTTCCTGGGCGATGAAGCCCGGCTGAAGGAAACGATCCTTCGACCAGCTTTCCTTGTAGCGGAACTGCACGGGCCGAAGCTTGGCAACGACATCTAGGCCAGAAGCGATGGGGGAAATGTCGTCCTTAATGCGCGCGTCGGAGCCGTTGGTGTAAGCGCCTGCGCCCCACACGCCCGTGCCGTTGACTTGAAGATTAAAAGCGCCCTGGTCAGTCGTCCCGGCGATGTAGACTTCTCCATCAGAGGTGATCCGCATGCGCTCGGAGCCAGCAGTCGAGAAATACCAAAAATCAGAGGTGTAGTTGTATCCTGCCAACCCAGCAGAGAAGCCACCGGAGCCATCGCCTTTCTGAATGGCGAACTCGGCCTGTGTACCGCCTGCATTTGCGTTGAAATGCGTGAACCGCGTCGAGGTGGTGGAAGGTCCAACAAGCGCAGTTGTCGCACCCGAAAACTGTGCAGTGGACGTGTTCCTGGCTTGGATTGCACGTTCGCCCGATGCGGCGGAAATAGAAGCCTCTAGCCTTGCGCCCGGCGACGTTGTACCAATGCCGACGTTGCCGCTGGCGTCAATACGCATTGCTTCGACGCCGCCTTCGGTGAAGGCGATGGTGTCGGCGGCTGGGAAGAAGATGCCGGTGTTGGTGTCGCCCGTCGGGAAGAGGGAGGGGGCAGTGACGGAGCCGGCGGGCAGCATGAGGACGTCGGTCGCGGAGGAGCGCACATATGCAGCCACCACCGAGACTTCGGCGCTGCGAGACGCACCGTTCTGGTTGATTTCGAATTGGTTGGTAGCCGAGACGGCGGTGGCCGTCGTAAGCTGGGAAATCTTGATAAAGGGCATAGAAGGGGCCTCCGTCTAGCGGAAGAGTATAACATACATCGGGAGGACAATCAAGCCGTTCCACATGTAACGGGCCTTTTGAATCAGGTAGTTACTCATCGGGGTCGGTCTCGGGAACTTCTTCGTCACCGAAGACAGCGTCGAATGCGGTGTCGACCATGCCCTTGATTAGACTCCTAGAGAATGGGATGGATGTCATGCCAAAGGAGGTGTCATCTTCCCACGCAATGAGGACAGCGCGGGGCGACTTGGCTAGGACCTTTGAAATTGCCTCCAGAAGCCGCCGGTCAATGTCAGTAGCTTCTATGAAGTCCTGAATTGCTGCGTCCCGTTCAGCGGCCACGGCACCTGTTACTCCTCAAGTTCGTCCAAGAACCCTTCGAGCGGGTCAGCTTCGTCGTCTTCTTCGTCTTCGGCCTCGGCAGCCTCCATGATCTCCTCGATCAGGTCCTTGGCGGCAGCCGCCGCATCAGCGAGGTTGGTGATTTCGAACTCTTCGAGGTAGTCAGGCTCGTCATCGTCGGAGGCGACCGTGAAAATCCAGACGCCGTCGTCGTATTGCACCGTGAACTGCATGCCAAGGTCCTAAAAAGAAGGGGCTGATAGGAATACTACCCCATCGACCCCCATAAGTCAAGCGTGGTTTGCGCGGAGGGCTACTGCCCTAAGAACTTTCCGCTTTTCCTCCTCAGAATAGGATCTCCATGAAGCAATTTCTTCAAGACTACGCCTGCAACCAGAGCAAAAGTAACCAACAGGGGTAGCAAAAGTACTACATTCTCCACGACACGGGCTCCTTACCTTATCGGATGGGGCAGGCGCCGGTTGGGACGCCACCTTCTCCTTGATTTGCATGTTTACCATTTTGATATTCTGTTACAAGACGACACATATCCACAAAATAACTATCCGTATAACGGTTTTTCATAATGTTTATGTGTTTGTGAACCCAGCGAACATTGCCTTTAATGTATCCTTGCTCATTATCTATACGGTCGATGGAAGCCGTGTTCGCAGAAGTGTTATTGGAAATTTTTAGAGGCTGTCCTGTAAAATAACAGCGGCCCTCTTGTGCCAAGAACAACTCCCATCCGTATTCTTTATCAATTTCCACGGCAAGAGGGCGCCGCATGTTGGTTCCGTGGGCGGAATGGAGAACGCGTTGCCACCATTTTCCACTAATTTCACCCACCCCGCGCCACTGAGGATTATCTTTACCCGTTCTGGTATGTAAGCAGCCACAAGAGCGGACAACGGATTTCCCCGTTCGACCATTTCTATTGAGGTGGCGAGTACTTGCAAGATGTTCGTTGCCGCAGTCGCACAAGCAGCGCCATAAGACACTGCCGCCTCGGGCACTACTTGTGCGTTCTACGACCAATAGACGACCAAACTTTTGATTAAGCAGATTTACTTTTTTCGGCATACCCTATTATAGCACTATAGGGCACATAAAGCAAATCACCTCACCGGACACATGCCCGTACTGCACTCGCTTCCGGTGTCAATTTTGAACTCCTGCTCGTCAATTTCGTCCTTCGGAGCCCC